CCATTCTTCGTAGATACTGATGTCGCTGGTAATGCCGTTGAAACCGGCTGCGGTAAACGCATAGATAGAATTTAATGTGCCTTTTTCACGAATAAACCCTTGATAAAACTTGGCCTGTGTAACTTCGTCAATACCAAAGTTTGTCATGTAATCGCGTGGCTGGAATCCAATGGCACTGTCACTGTACAAGTGGAAATCGCCCAGCAGTTCAGGATTGTCTACATCATTGAAACGATTAAACTTTTCCGCGTTGTAACTGAAGTTAGGTAGCAAACCAGTTTTTATGTAGTTGGCAGGAACTTGTGACCACTTGGTAGTATCAAAAGTAGTGGATGCTACAATGTCTTGTAGCGCTGTATAGTTATTGCCTTTGTAACTTACCAAGCTACCAAATAAATAGTCTGTGCCTTGTTGCCAAGCATCAATTGAAGTACTGTTAAACACAAATCCTGGAGGATTCATTGCCCCTGTCCAAGATCCTGTCTTTTTACCAACAATTTTTAATCGGTACTGTCGATTGCCCAATTCAGGAACATAGATAACATCATTGAAAATATCAACGTTGTCAAAAATCATCACGTGTTCGTATTCAACGATAGACAATCTGACCAGAGCCAGGGTTTGTCCGCTGTTGGCCGTAATGTTAAATGTGTTACCCGCTACACTGTTCTGACGATTGACAGTCAACTGGCTGTATTTGATAAAGTTATAGTTGGTATCAATTGCACAACTCTGTCCAGGTTGGTTTTGAATTTTGTCAACTACACCGCTGCTGGTGACCACTGTTAGTTTATTCAATACCGGGCTCAACACCAATACGCTGCTGGCTTGCCAGCCCTGTTGTGCCCAAGTTAAAAATTCTTTGACACTCAACAACCAGTCACGCTGTGTTCCCAAATCAGGATCTGTATCTGTAAAACGGCAACCAATACCGCGTAGGTAACGTTGATAGCTGACCAAGAAGTCAACTACCTGCTGACGGTTAGTAAATTCAAATCCATAGGGAATAGTAACTTTGAATTTTTGATAGTCTTGGTAGATGACCGCAGTATCGTTAAGCACCGGAATACCGTAACTTCTGTTGTTGGCCAAACTTGGAATAATTGTAAAGTAAGGATGGTCAGTATCAAATCCACTGACAGTATAACCAGTTGCAGTTTTTTCAACAATGACGCCGCTATAGGTCACACTCTTAGTTGGTGTTGATTTGTATAGTTCAATACTGTAGCTCTCGTTGGGAATTACAACACCGCTGTTGGTACTAGCGGGGCTACTTTGTTCTGCAAGTACCTGTATAAATGTTTGATCAGTGAAGCCAGCCATTTTGTAGGCCAACTGTATGTTTACATTGTCAAAATATTCATACAGTTTGGTACCTGGATCAATCCCTTGGTTACGTAGATATTCAGCGATCCAGTTAATGTAGCCTGCGGCACGTAGTATTGTAGTTCCACCGTTGGTAGTACCATTGACATTGATACTAGTTGGAGTAACACGTTGTAGTGTGTCGCTCAACACGTACTGATTTAAATCAGTGTTCTTATAGTAACGACCAATATCCATCAGTGTGCCAAAGTAGAATGCAGGATGACTTAGTGCCAGGGCCTGTTGCATTGCATATGGAAAATCACTGCTGCGGCGCCATGCAGTTTCTGCTGGACCTTGATCGCCAATTTTAAAATTACCGCTGGCATCGTTACTGTTGAAGTTCTTGACCAGTACTTGATTAGGAGGTAACAGATTGCCTGTATAGTCTACAGGTATAACGCTCTGCAATTTTGGACGGATAAAACGAGCATCAACATACGGATTACCGTCATTCCAAATAACACCAGCAGCCATGTCGTCCCATAGCACCATGTTGCCACCAGTGTAGGGAGCAGAACCGTATCGTGCTTCCCACCAAGTGGGTTGTTCACTAAAACCAACCATTTCCCACGGATTGGTATGAGGACGATCTGTATCGTAGAAGTATTTGTAGATGCCGCGCCAGTAGCCTGGCAACAGTTGATTAGACAACACATCAACAAATTTATTGTAGTTCCAAGTAAATGATTCGCTGGCAACAAAAGTATTATTAGTAATATAATCGATGCGATTGCCGCCCACCCAAGTTAGGAAACTGTCAGTCAACAACTGTGTAAATTCGTTGTTGCTGTAGTCAGTGGTTCTGAATTTGCCGGGTAAGAAGTTGTAGATATCAAATACTGTTTTAGCGTAGTCAACCTTGATGTTGTTGTAGATGCGTAGTTCAAACTCCAACAACAATTGGTCTCGATAGTCACCAAAACTAGGGGTAATACTGCCATCGTGGCCTTGTATTACATAGATAGGATTTTGATATGTGGTATCGTAATACTTGTTTGGAGTAAATTTAGGATATAGACCCAACTTGGTTGGTGTCTCTGGAATATAGTTGCCATCAGTGTTGCTGTACTCGTTGATAGTGATTATATCACCAATGGTCAGAGGTGTCAAGAACGAAATACCAGAACGGTTGGTATCAAAAACATAATCAATGCCTTTGGTCAACTGTACATTGTTTTTGTAAACCAATACTGCTTGATTGCTTAAAGTAGTATCGCTAAAAATATTACTAATTTCGTAGTCAACAATCTCTGCACTCAATACAGTATAGGTGATGGTATTTTTAATATCACCGTAAGGCACCATGTCGCTGTAGTACCAAGCAAATGATTTATTTTTAACTGCATTGATTGTTTTTAACAGGGTGTCAAGCAGTGCAGGAATGTTGGTATAATCTAATCCTGGTGTTCTTGTGCTGAGTTCAAGAATTTTGTTTTTAAATTTGCTGTACTCGTGTCGTGCTAGATCCAATCCTGCTAGGAAGTTGGTAGTATCGTCAACTAAGAATAATTCGCTGTACAGTACAGGACTTGCATGTTGTAGAATGCTGCCGCCCTGTGCCTTAATTGGCAAGTCACGTAGATTGCTGTTTCCAGGAAAATTGCCTGCAACTTGATTGCTATTAGCAACCATTGTGCTGACATGGTTACGTAGTTGACCCAGTGTTAGGCTACTGAAGTTGGCATTTTGACTGTTAAAATCCAAGTTCTTAGGAACTTCATAGTAACCCAAGTTGCTTGGAGTAGTGCTGTTATAGATTAAAATGTCAATTTGATCGCCGTTGGCCAATGTACTATCAGTGACATAAATGTAGTTGACCGTGCCAACCGTGACAATTTGCCAGCCAGTAGTTTGTAAAGCATTTTTATAAACACGCAGATAAGGAACGGTAGTTTCTACATCTGATGTAATATCAATTTTAAAATAAGGATTAACTCCGTCGTATATGCCACTGATGATTTGAAACTGTTTGGTTTCTTCAATGTTAGTAGTCCAACTGTTGCGTAGGTTGTAGGCAGTTAAACTGGTGTTTTGTTGTAATGTACCTACAGTGTTGATCTTTGTACTGGTAACGCTGTTACCGTTGCCGTCAGTGTAACTAAAAGTATCTGTATCAAAATTGTTAGTGAACTGAATGTCGCCAATTTGGTTAAAATTTCTATAGCTGAGTGGGAATCCCAATACCGGATCTTTTACACCTGTGCCAACACTATAACTGAATATTTTGGTACCAGCAAATGTGCTGTTGGTATAATTGCCAATACTGGTACCTGTGCTGTCAATGACATCAAACAAGGGATTTTGATTGACTGCGTTTTTGGCCTGTGCAGGGATCCACAATCCACCATTGTACCAATACTCGTAGTAGGTATTGCCTGCTATTGGATCTTTGGCACCTTCGGTGACCAATAGGTTGTTGTTGGTCAATACAGCACTGTCGGCTGCTGGAACCAAGTTGATGATATTGCCGCCCAGTGTTGGCACGTTGACAATGTTGACAACAAATATCTGATCACGAACAGTTGGATCAAAGTCGTTGGCAAATACAATTCTCATACCCTGTGTTAGTGTAGGACTGGCAGGATAGCTAACGTTGCCAACTGTGGCTGCGGGTATGGCATATCCAGCAGGCTGCAATTCAACAGTATTACGGCTGTCAGTGATGGTAAAATCTAATATGTCAATTGGTGCTTTGGCAACACGGCCAAAGTTGTACAACTGCACCTCAGCTTCAAATTCAATGATTGGACGATTGGCACGTAGATTTTGATCTACCAAGTTGGTAACGTTGTTATAGGCCGCAGTTGCATTAATAACACTGATATGGAACCAACGATTGCTGCGTGACCATGGGTTTAGATCAACGCTGGCACGGTTAATTGTGATATAGTCTTGAGCAGTAAGGCCGCTGCTGGCATAGGCCTCTGGTACAACATAATTGTCAACTGGCAACAATCTTATAGCCGTGCCAACTCCTTCGACATAGTATGTGTTACCAGCATAACTGTTGGGTACTGCACTGGCATCAAACGTAACTTTTAATCCATTAGTGAATGCAACACCATTTGGACTTGTATAATTGGCGTTGTTGACAATATTGACGTCTACATTGATTGTTGTATTGTTAGATTCTAACAAGTCAATTTGTCCCACATATCCAGAGCCAACGCCATCTTGATAGTACAGTGTAGATAACGGAGCAGTGATATCAGGCATTAGCTTGAACAAGTTCAGCAATGTATAATCACTATTCAAGTAGTAGGTGTACTCGGCTCGAGTTTGTCCACCTTTGACAAACACTTTTTGCAATGCACCAATTGTAAACGCTTGCAGCAACGGATTCAACGTTACAACGGGATCAGCATCATTGCTCAGTGTAATTTGCCAAGCGTTGCGGCGTTGAGCTACCGGAACAGTTGTCCCATTTACCGTCCATTTGATGTCGTCAAGGTCTGTGTTGACAAAAATCAATGCTTTCAAATTGATTTGATTGACAGCACTGACTCCGTCAAATCCATTTTCGCCTGCTGCTTTGATTGCGCTTAGACGTTTTCCTTGTACTTGTGTGTAGCTTAACGCTGTGCTAAGGTCAGCACTGCCTGCCAACGTCATACGCACATAGAAATCTTGTGCAGTTGGCTGAGGAACTTTGAATGTTACAGTACCTACATCGGTACCATTATTTTCTACGCCCAATACATCACGACTAGACAAGTTGGTTTGATTGTCTTTGGTACCGCTGGTTCCTGGGCTGGTCTGGATCCAGAAAGGATATCCAGGTTGATCAACCACAAACTTGTATGTTCCACCGTAGGCCAAACGTACGACAGGATTTTCTAATCCTTGCGAATTAGTAAAAGTATAAGTGCCTGTTGCAGTGTCGCGTATTACTGTAAATGTTTCTGCAGTTGGCACTTGATTGCCATAGACCTGTACTGCGTCAGGACCATTCTCTAACCAATAGTATTGGTTAAAGTTGACAAATTTGTCAAAGTCAAATAGACCATCGTAACTGTAGCTTTCGTTGGCAAATAGTCGTGTTTGATTGTTAGTAAGGCCACCAGAATAATTAACTTGATTTAATAAGTCAATGTAACTACTAAAGAATTCTGTTTTGCCTGTGATTTTGTTTTTAACAACAACACTGGGTTCAAGCTGATAATTTTGACGTGCAGAATTTGGTTCTGGCACATAGTTGTCAGTGCTTTTAAATGTGGGCGCAAATTTACGGCCAACATAACCATTTATATTTCGTAGGTCAGGTTGTGTTACCAACTGATCCAACGTAGCATTTAAAAACTTCTGATTAGCGTCTGTTCTAAATACTGCTGGTAAAAAATTTGCTGTTTGTATTTGTGCCATATTAGATTAC